CTAATTTTAGAAAGGAGGTTCACGTTATGCCTAAAAATAACGAAATTAAGTTTAGTAAGTACTTTAACTTACCAAATCCAGGCTTAAGGTCTTATTTTGACATAGTTCAGAAGGGACAGCCTGAAGAGTACCGTACTACCTTTGCCAGAGGTAGTTCAGTTCAGCAAGTTCTAGCTGAGTGGAAGCCAACCATTGACAGCATTTCTGAAAAGTGGCCTACTCTGTTAGAATTTGAAAATGACCTAGCTTCGAAGGTCGGTCCAATGTCAATAATGAAACCATTATCTGATCGCTTAGATGACATTGAACATTACTACAGTGGCATTCTCCTGCCACAGAAGCCAATTTCTGACAAAGCTGTTAAAGCAGTACTGGCAGAATTCAAATCCATTAAAGGTTTGAACCTTCGTGGCCAGCAGAGGACGGTTGACTTAATGAAGAAGTCAACAAATTCCGGAGCGCCTTACTTCACTAAGAGAAGAAATGTAGTCGCTAAAACTGTACCGTGTACAGTCGTGGGCGACATGCAGTATCTTAATGGTACAACACCCTGGGGTAGCTGTGCCGTCTTAGGATGGCGTGGTCAGGAAGGAGGTCCTAACCCTGATGATGTAAAGCAAAGGGTAGTGTGGATGTTTCCTTTTGCTGTTAACATTAGGGAATTGCAACTTTACCAACCACTGATTGAAGGATGTCAGAAATTCAATCTCGTTCCCGCGTGGGTTTCGATGGAGGCGGTCGATCAGCGTATCACAGCGATGTTTGATACTAAAGGCGCTGACGACGTGGTAGTTTGCACGGACTTTTCAAAGTTCGATCAACACTTCAATCCCTGCATGCAGGATTGTTCCAAGGCCATTTTGGAAGCAATCCTTACACCAAGTAGGGAAGCCAGAGGATGGCTAGATTATGTCTACCCAATTAAGTATAATATACCTCTAGCGTACGATTTTGGTAAAATACGCTTTGGTAGACATGGAATGGGTTCCGGTTCTGGTGGAACTAATGCCGATGAGACTTTAGCGCATCGTGCACTGCAGTATGAAGCTGCTATAGCCAATAATTCCAGATTAAACCCAAATTCACAGTGTCTTGGTGATGATGGAGTACTCACTTATCCCGGGATTAATGTGGATGATGTAGTGCGATCATATACTGCTCATGGTCTCGAGATGAATCCAGACAAACAGTATGTGAGCAAACACGACTGCACATATCTTAGACGCTGGCATCATCAAAATTATCGCGTTGATGGCGTATGTGTAGGTGTTTATTCAACCTATAGGGCTTTAGGTAGGTTGTGTGAACAGGAAAGATATTATGACCCTGAGGTGTGGGGTCCAAAGATGGTGGCCTTGAGACAACTTTCCATAATTGAGAATGTGAAGTATCATCCTCTTAAGGAAAAGTTTGCCTTATTTTGCATGAAAAGGGATAAATATCGTCTTGGAATAGATATCCCAGGATTTCTTGACAACATCGATCAGGTTGCCAAGGATTCTATCGAACTCATGCCAGACTTCCTCGGATACACCAAGTCTATGGTCAAGGATCAGACTGGTCTATCTCAATGGTGGATAGTTAACTTTTTGAAGAACTACAGGAAGTAAAGCAACTTCGAGATGGTGCAGTAAACCATTGG